TACCATCAGAGACCTAAACAACCAAGCACTTGCACAAGAGTTAGCATTGAATGAGGCAAGGGTACAATTGAGACAAGCAACTGGTGACCTTACACTACAGACCCAAGAGGATTTGATAAATGCTCAATTTGCCTCAAGAGAACAAGCACTCAAAGCAGAAGCAGCACAAACCATCGAAGGTCAGAAGAAGTTGGCAGTTGATTTGCAATTGTTAGAGACAGAGAAGCAGAACGCATTAGCAGGAATCAGAACAGAGTATGCCAATAAAGAATTGGAGATTGAGAATATCAAGATAAGAACTCTAATCACTCTTGGCAAGGATAGTGCGGTGGATAGAATCAAGTTAGCACAAAACGAACTTGAGCAGAAGAAGAAACTGATTGATGCCGAACTAATATCTGATAAGGAGAAGCAGGCAAAGATTGCTCAAGCAGAGGCAGAGACTCAAGTAAAGATTCGTGCTGAACGCAAGAAGACCCTTGATGATATTGTAGAGATTGCACAAGAGACTGCCAATATATTTAGTGGATTCGCACAAGCAGCACAAGACCAATCTAATATTATTATTGAGCAGATAACAAGGCAGAGTGAAGTAGAACTTGAGGCAATCAATGCAACAAATGAACGTGAAGCGGACAAACAACGCAAACGTGCAGCATTGGAGAAGAGAACTAATGCAGCCATAGCAGCAGAGAAGACCAAGCAAGCCAAGTTGGATAGAGCAATAGCAGCATTCAATGTGGTGGTGAATACTGCATCCTACATCATCAGATTGGGTGAGCAGTTGGGTATTGCTGCACCACCATTCCAAATTGCAGCAGGAGTCCTTGGAGCAACTCAATTGGCATTAATAACATCACAACCATTGCCAAAGTTCAAGAAGGGTGGTATGATTGGAGGCAAGAGCCATGAGCAGGGAGGAACAATCATAGAGGCAGAGAAGGGTGAATTCATAATGAACAAGAATTCTACCAGTCAGCATCGTAAGGCATTGGATGCTATGAATACATCAAGTGCTGCCTTTAAGAAGTACATTGAGGATAGGTATGTGCGTCCTGCCATACTTGACTATGCGATGAAAGGCAAGGACAAGGCAGTAGTGGTTAATGCATCTCTGAACTCAAAGAGCATGGAGAGGAAGTTAGACAAACTCAATAAGTCTATGAAGAACAACAATATCATTGTGAACATTGGTGGTGATAATTCAAGATACTCATGGCACAGCAGATAAAGTTTATTCTTGATGGATTGGATAGGGGACAACCACTTAATCCCGATGATTTTGGAATAGCCATCAATGAGGATGATTCCATAGGTGCAAGGATAGTTTCATTCAATAATGACCTAACCTTTGGAGGAAACATCTTCAGTTATCTCTATAGCAAGATTGAGGCTAATGGATATTGTGAATTGATAGATGTAGAGGTGCAATACAAATGTGCCAGTGGTACATGGCAGAAGTTAGTGGATGGATACATAGTAGTCACAGAATCTGTATTTGATTTGGACAAGTGCCAAGTTAAAACAAAACTCTATGATGAGTCCTTTAGTACCAAGATTAACAACAACAAGTCAATCCCATTCTCATTGGCATTGACTACTACCAAGAATGGTGCATCTATCATTCCACCAATCATGCGCCCATTGTATGTATACAATCCTGCTGATGGTGTATATGTGAATAGTCCATCATATGGTTATGCAATCTACGATGTATTCAAACATCTGATTGCCTGCATGAGTGATGACTTGATAGATTTCGAATCAAACTACTTTCAATATACATTGCCAATCACTCAAGATGTACCAGTGTATGCCATTGGTAAGTCTTTGCGTAACGCAGTGCCATTAGAACTGATTGCAAATTTTGAGCAGTTATACAATGCATTAAGACTCAAGTTGAATATTGGAATGGGATTCGAGAAGCAGGCTAATGGTAGACCATTGCTGCGAATTGAACCAATTGATTATTTCTTTCAATCAAGTGCATCAGTTAGTCTTATAGACCAACCAAGCATAGAGATGAAGTTCGATACATCAAGACTATATGCAGCAGTGGAGTTTGGCAATAACCCATATTTGGAAGCAGCAGAATGTGATAGTGGTTCAACTGCCTGCACATTTACTCAGACTCCATTCAGAGCATTTAGAGATGAAACATTTGGATTCATAGGTCAATGCAACACATCCAATGTGCTAAATTTATCGGGAGCAGATTTAATCTTTGATACCAATGTGATAGAGGATGTGGTAAGATTCGATAATCAGTCTTATGATGAATCCTACTTTATAATTCAATCTGCCTTTGGTGATACTCCAGAAAGAGGTGCATTCTTCTTGGCAAAGAAGTATGACCCTTATGGTATTGGTCAAGAGGTATATAATGGCATCTATCGAAACATTCAAGTAAGTGCAAATTGGATTAATGGATATCCCAATAGCCTATTCAGTTTCTTGACGCAGCCATTCAATCCTGCCACCACTATCATGGATGCAAGGGTAAACACTGATTTACAAAATTGGCAAGCAGACCTAAATACACCAAGACTATATTCAGATTTCACTGGGACATTCATTCAGTTCAACAATCAGTACAATGACCCTAACAATCTCTTTGATGGGATGACATACACTTGCCCATATGCAGGAGTATACACCATAGACACAGAATTGATTTATGGATTCCTTGAGCCAATAGAGGTGGGTGCAAGAAACAGAAAGAGCAGAGTTAGGATTGTTAGATTTGATTCTAATGCAGTGCAATTGCAAGAGTACTATGGCACTTTGTTTTCTGACACTGGCAATAGTGATGTGATAATCCCTGCCACTACATCATTCTTGTGTAATGCAGGAGACTTACTAAGAATAGATGCAGAAGTGAACTTTACAACTGCAATTCTTTATGTGTCATTGCTTCAGAGGATACTTGATAATATCATATTGGGTGGTGTGACAAGACATAGTTATATCTCTATAAGTGGGCAACCTATCAATCCCAATAATCCCGATGAGGAGTTAGAGCCAGTGAACATTGATGATGTCAAGTCTTATCTCTACAAGTTCAAGAGACCACTATCAATGGCAGAGATTAATGCCATTGCATCAGAGCCATCAAGACCCATACTACTTGGCAGACGAGATGATGCGTTAGCAGTGCAGCCTACATACATCAAGTCTTTAACTATTGAATCAGTGATACGCAAGAATACTCAATTCGAACTACGTTCAAACAGACTACTACCATGAGTTATACATCTATCCCAAATCAGCCATTAATCTTCAATAACACATTGCCCGAACAATGCGAAGGATGCAATAGTGGTTATGCTCAATTGGTAGATTTCAATGACCAGTTATTTGCGCAATTTGAATGCAGCACTTGTGGCACACCAATGTTCTCAGATGGAGAGGCAACGTTTTCATTTGGATGTACAACCAATGGATTTAATGTAACCAAGACTACCACTAATCAAACTTGGGCAGCATATTGGGAATTTGCTCAATATATGCAGTATGATGTTATAAAAGTAGTTGTGCAAGTAGACTCAATCCAAGGTGTGCTAAACGTACAAGACCAATATAGTGTATTCCCAATAACAACAACTGGTACACATACATTCTACTTTCTAAACAATTATTTTAATGTACCAAGTTACACTATTGGATTTGGAGGCACAAACGCAGTAGAAGCATTCATTGGCGAATGCACATTGGTTAGCGTAGAAGGTATTCCAGCAGGAGGTATATTTGTGGGACTTGTAGATGCTGTGACATTAACTCCAGTATTACCAATAAGTGTCACTGGCACAAGGGTAGACAATATCATAACTATTGCTTTTGATATGTCAGATTATGAGGTAGAGGCAGGATGTTATCGGTTAGCCATTGCAGATTATTGTACCAATACTTGTGGGCAATTCTTTATTGAGAATCCATTCTTTAATTGCTTGAGAAGTGGTGTGCCAGATTGGACTGATGTGGGAATAGGCGCAGGGCAGACTACTAATATTAGTTGTAACTTGGTTACAATGTGTTCTAATTCAGATGAGGATGCATTAGCTATTATTCAATCAAGTACTGAACTATGCGAAGGGATAACATATAACTACACAATAGAAATTGTTTCTAATGATGGTAATGGCAGTTTGCAAATAGCAGTAAGGAATGGCATAGATACATATACTACACCATTAGTTGGAACTGGCACAATTACTGGTTCTTTTACACCAACCAATAGTGGTAATTTTCAGATTCAACTTATCGCAGTAAGTGCGCCAACTTGTGTCGAAATTAGTTTTGTTCAAATCAGAGCCAACCAAACAGATGCAGTCTACGATAAGTATAGTGACCTAATATCAATTGGAGATTATTCAGACCCTTGCAGATTCTTTAAATTGGAGGGGTGCAATGGTGAGAATCAATTTGGTCTATCGTTCTATGGTAGTTCATTCCTGCCATCAATCAGATTGGAGGGCAGAAGATTCCAACCACAATACGAAACTGATGCAGACCTATTCAGATATTCATCTGGTAGATGGTCATCAACATATGTCGATAGAAAAAAGAAGGTATCATTCTATTTTGGCAGACTGCCCGAATATGTTTTTGATTTCTTATCAATACTATTCTACTTTGATAACTGCTACATCAATGGTGTTCTGCATTCACCAGTGGAGTCTGAATTCCCAACCATAGAGTATGACAATGCAGATGATTTGGGAGCATTCACCATTGAGATGTACAAGCAGAATGATTTGGTGAAAAAGACAATATGCATTGGTGTGGATGCAGATTGCTTGCCATCAATCTTGGATAACGATGATGAGCCATTCATACTAACTCAAGATAGTGAGCGAATAACTACACAAGAGTTGATTAATTTGTATCAAGAATAAATTCGTATATTTGTGGTAGCATCATAGATAGTAGGACTACTTGAGTCATCCTATGTAATAGACTCAAACCAACAATTAAATACTACAATTTATGGGATGCGTTTCCTATTGCGATTCGTCTTTACTTGAACATAATTTGGTAGACTGCAACGAGTATAAACTTGGTGGTGTTTCTGCGATTATCGTAGGTGCTTGTAATTCAGTACTTGCTAACCCATCAAACTCTGTAGAAGTTTCTTTACTATTAGGGAGTGGTGACGCTCGTTTAATTGAAGATATTCGATTTGCACTACCTGCTGGTTCACCAGTAACTGTCGATAGCCCGATTGGGTGTGGTACACCTATCCGCATTAATGAAGACCGCACTGCAACATTATACGATGCAAATGTAACCGACGAAAACAACCTATTTTGGAACGACATTAATAATCGTCGTGTCGGATGGATTTTAGCGTATATGTGCGATAGTGGTAAGGTTATTTTTATTGACCCTCCAGTGGGTATCACTACATCTGCAAACTTTATTTTGCCCGAACAAAATAACGAATTGCAGAGATATGAGGTGACTTTCTCTTGGAGAGATAAAGATATCCCGACTCAGTACGATGCTCCAGCAGGAATCTTCAGCTAATGAATCTGCACGAGCCAACAAATCAAAGTCAAAGCACTGCTCCAATTGGAGTGGTGCTTATGGCATTTGGTAAACCACAATACTATTGGGCAGCATATAACCTTGCCTATTCAATCAAGAGATTCAATAAGGCAGTTCAGATTGCCTTAATCAGTGAGCCATTGGACAAAGGCGCACGATACTATTGTCCAGAACTTACAGATGTGGTAGATGTCTATGTAGACCTACCATCAGAACACATATACACCAACAAGAAGTTAGACCCTGCAAAGGCTAAACTACTAATGTATGGACTGCTGCCATTCCAAGAGAATCTATTCTTGGATGTTGATGCAGTATGTCTAAAAGATATTGAGCCATTACTTAGCCACGTTTCAAGTTCAGATAAGAACTATCAGACAATGGTGATAGGTAGCCACAAGATTGACCAAGGCAGAGAGATTAAGTCTATGCAGTGGGCATGGGCAGATGACATATGGTCAATGTATAATTTAGGTGAGGATGCAGTATTGCCTGCTATCAATTCATCAATTCAGTTTATTCGTAAATCAGAGCAGACAGAATTACTATTTAAAACTGCATCAGACATATTCCTAAGCAATCCAATACCAGTGCATAAGTTGCGTTCCAAGTGGGGAGGTGGGCAGCCCGATGAATTGTATACCAACATTGCAATGTGTCTGCTAAATATAGATGCATCAATGAATATCAATAGTGTGTACATCACACATAAGCGTGAATTAGATATAACAACTATTCAATCCGACTACTATCTGATGGGATACTTTGGTGGGCAAGGATTCACACCAAGAAACTACATTGAGTGGTTAGACAGACTGCTCAAGGTGTGGAATAGGCAGGATAACATGACTCACAAATATTTCATAAACCGAATAATTGATAACAAGTATGTCACTGGAAAGCACTAAACCAAAGAAGAAAGGCAGACCAAAGAAGGCAACTGCTGAACTTGAGCCAATGGTAGAACAATCAATTGAGCAGCCAATTGTTCAATATGCATTAGAGCCATTAACAAGACATGAATGGTCAATAGAAGACGAGGTAGGCGGTATTCTTTCTGCATTGATTAAGTGCCACAAGGCAACTAATGTTCTTGAACTTGGCACATTGGAGGGATATGCAACCAAGTATTTAATGGATGCAGTCAATGAACTTGGTGGTACATTAACAAGTGTTGATGTCAAGGATAATCGAAAAGACATTACCAAGAAGATGATGGAAGATGGTGGGCATAAGTTCATCACTGGTTCATCTTTGGATGTATGCAAGACACTGCCAAGAGCATCATATGATTTAATCTATGTTGACACTATTCATGAATGGCATCATGCACTGCCCGAATTTAAATTGATTGAGCATTTAGTTAAGCAGGGTGGGATAATGGTATACCATGATACTATCAAGTTTCCCGATATGAGGAGACTGACCAACTATGTGAAGGCATTTAGATTTGAATCAGTGACTATCAGAACTCCAGAAGGAAACGGATTGAGCATTATTCAAAAGTGAGTATTGAGGTAAACATAGCAGTTCAACACAATCGTGTTAATGTCGCTCAAGAGTTGATTGACTCACTCAATAAGCAGACTACTAAACCCGATTTGATTACCATTATCTTGCAAGGATTCAAGCACGAATTTAATAGCAAGTTAGAACTAAACTATGTTTACAACGATACCAATAAAGGCAGCATTGAGAGACTAAGACACATTGGTGATGGCATCAATCTAATTATAGACGATGACTTTGTGGTGAGTCAAAACTATATTGACATTGCACTGCAAGGACTCAATAGGCATAAAGATTCTTTCTGCTCTTTTTGGGGATATAAGGTAGTCAAGTCAAATATTTGGCATAAGGGAATATCTAACATTGATTGCTTTAAGATGTATCATAAAGACATACAATGCAAGATGCTTGGTGTGGGATTGTCAATATGGGATGAGTCTGTATTGAACTTACGAGATGCCAAGATAGACTATCCAAATTACGTAGATATCCAACTGGCAGTACATTGCGCCAAAGAAGGAATTGATATGTTTAAGTTATCGCAGCCAGTGAATTTAGTTAAGCATATTGAAGATGAGCAAGTGCAGTCCTCTGCCTTATGGAAGAGGCAATTTGATAATTCACAATTATTCCAATCACAATACCTTAAATTGATAAGCATATGAAGACTACATATTGCCGTTCTAAATCGTGTGGCTCACACATTATAAATCATCCAACAACAAAATCGGTAGCGTAAGATGGCACTGACAATAGAGGAGATTAACAAGGTAGTCAATAGATTTGCGATGCTGCATAAGGGGTGGGAGACCGCATCTGCCAAGCATCCAATCAATCCTATTACCAAGGAGAGGGTAGGTGTATCTCAATATCCAGAATATTGGAGTGGGTACAACTATGCTGCAAAGATGTATGATAGTATTCTACCACATACTCGTCCAGATGTATATCCCGAACATCTATTGTCAGTTCGTGCGCCAAATCAATCAGACGCACAATCGCAATACATCAGAGCCAACTACAAGCCATCAACGCTATCAGTGTTCGAAGACTTTAAGGCAACGATTAGCAGAGCATTCGCAGACCAAAATTGGAGCATTAGATATAATCAAGAAACAGAACCAATCTTTGGACAAGATACCTTTCAAAGGTATGTCAATGAGGAGATAGAGAAGTATACATCATTGGAGGCATTCGTTAAGGATATGCTGCCAACTCTTAAACTCATTGATGCCAATGGTATCATTGCCATTGAACCCGAAGACTTGGATGAGTCAGTTATTGAAGACACTGGTGAGGTGGTGTTATCCAATGAACTCATCAAACCAATGCCTCACTACTATTCCTGCAAAAGTATTGTAGGGCAGAAGTATGGCGAATACTACCTTGTCATCACTGATGATAAGAGCAGAGTTAAGGTAGGCACAAAGGATGAGAAGAGTGGTTTGGTATTGGAACTATATGATGGTGCTGCCATCTATCGTATTGAGCAGATTGGCAAAAAGAGCGACATGACCTTTGGAGAGCCAGTGTTATACTTTCAGCACAATCTTGGTTATGTCCCTTGCACTAAACTCAAGGGTACTCCACAGATGATTGGACACGAGATTGCGTTCCAATCACCATTCATCACAGCAGTACCATTGCTTGACCAAGTAGTCCTTGACCAATCATACTTACAGATTAGCAAGGCTACATCATCATTCCCTTACATGGTCGCTCTTGGAGAGATTTGTGATTTTGTAGATAGAGAAGGTAACAAGTGTAGTGATGGTCAGATATTTGACCCAATCAATGGAGGGTATAGGACTTGTGGTAGTTGTAGTGGTAGTGGTGTACGTTCACGATTCAGTCCAACTGGATTGCTACTAATCAAGCCAAAAACATCATTGAGTGATGGTGATGGCAATCTAACTGGTGACTACATCAAGTTCGTGTCACCACCAATGGATACCTTGACGTTCTTGAGAGGTGAGATAGAGATGCAGATGACCAAGGCAAGAAGGATATTGCACCTACCATCATCAGATGAGTCGGGCAGTATTGGAGAGGCATCAACTGCAACTGGTTCACTAAACAAGTTAAGGTCATTGTATGCATTCATCAAGCCTATATCAGACCAACTATTTGACATCTACAATTTTTGTTTGGTGACAATGGGCAAGATGCGATATGGTGAATACTTTGGTGGGGTGAATCTTGTCTATCCAACATCATTCGATATCTCTACACCATCTGACTATCTTGCTATCATTTCAGAAGGTGTTAAGGCAGGAGTGCCACCATCGATTACATTCAGCAATGTATATAACTACATCCGAGCAATTCACTATACTGATGAGGAGACATCTGCAATCTATGATTTGATTCTGAATGCAGATGAATTACTGCTAATGAATAGTGCGGATATTGCAGTTAGAATCGCCAATGGAACTATTGAGAAGTACCAAGATGTGATTCACCATTCTGCTCCACAACTGGTGATGGAGTTAATCAGAAACCATATCGCAACAGAGGATGCCCCACGATTCATAGACCTACCAATGAATGAGCAAGTGGCAGCATTGAATAGATTGGCATCTGATAGGATTGCAGTCCAATTAGACCCAATCCAACAAGCCCAACAAGAACTGCTGAATGGCATCATTTGATTCACTGGTTAAAAAGAAGGTAGAACTATTTGAGTCTGTACCCGAAAAGTTGCAGACTGCTGCACTCAAGACACAAGCAGCCATATGGAAGAAGATTGAACCAGTCATACAACAAATGGATGTTGATGCCAATGGTAATATTGAACAAACAGAAGGCAACATAAGAAGGATTGCAGTTATATCAGAGGAGTTAAAAAAGGTACTTGCAGGCAGTGAATACAAGGAGGCAGTTAGGTCATTCTTATCATCTATTGATGAAGGTGTGCAATTAACTGATGAGATTGCCCGAACATTCGAAAAATCATTTGAGCCAAGTGAGGTGCAGAGGCAGTTATTGAATATATCAAAGCAGAATGCCATTAATACATTCTTTGGTGCAGGATTAGATGCAAGATTCACCCAACCATTCCTTGAGCAGTTAACATCTAACATTGCTGCTCGTGCGCCATTGAGAGAGGCAGTTAACGCACTCAAGCCATTAGTTACTGGTGGTGATGGTGTAGATGGTAAGTTACTTGCAAACATCAAGACCACAGCATCCACTGCACAAGCGGTAGCAGATAGGTCTTATAGTGCAGCAGTGAATGAGGAGTTAGGCATACAATGGTTTGAATACCTTGGTGGGGAGGTACCTACCACAAGACCATTCTGTGAGCATAGAGAGGGACAGATATTCCACAGAAAAGAGATTGAGATGTGGGGAGATGGCAAGAATAGTGCAGGCGTTAATGACATTAGAGATGGTTCTTGGGCAGG